TTTCTTTGTACTACCTACAGGAGCTTCTTTCCCTGGTGATACAGAATAAACAAAAAAAATAGAATAAAATGGCATTTGAATATAAACCATTTGAATATTTTAACCCTAAGCAGCAGATGAGATATGTGCTCTTTCTAACTAACGTTGGAGTGCCCATCCCTACTTACATGGTTAAAACAGCTGATAGACCATCAATAGACCAAAATCCAGTTACCGTAGATTATATAAATACAGAATTTAAGGTAAAAGGAAAATCGAGATGGCAGGATATATCAGTCACATTATATGATCCTATTGAAGTAAACGGTGCTAAGTTACTACACGATTGGATAAGTTTATTTCACCACAACTCAGGATTAAATCAATCACCTGCGGGTAGAACTCCAGGTCTTTTAACTCCGGGAGAAGATGGATTTATCCACGAGTATAAGAGAACTCTAGTTTTTCAAGCTTTAACTCCACACGGAGATGTAGCTGACGAGTTTTCCCTATACGGCGCTTTCGTAGCAGACGCTAAATGGGGTAACATGGATTTATCATCCGATGATTTGAACATGTTAGACTTAACCATTACTTACGATTACGCCGTAATGATTCCTGCAAAAAACAAAGTAGTTACTACCGGAAAAGTAGACGCATAAAATTAATTAATAAACCACAGAGGTGCATCAGTGCACCTCTGTGCTTATAAAATACACATGGCATTTACACACAAACCTTTTAAGTATTTTAACCCGAAGCAACAAATGCGCTTTGAGTTATATATGCAGGCGGATCCCTTTGGTCCTTTTTTCCCTACGTATGCCATAAAATCAGCAGAAAGACCTACTTTAGAGAATAATCATATCACAGTAGATTACATAAATACAGAATTTCACGTCAAAGGAAAATCAAGATGGCAGCCCATAACAATACGTTTTTATGATCCAATTGAAGATAATGGCGCCAAAATGTTACATGATTATATAAATAACTATCATCACAATTCCGGCACAACGGGAACATCTTTTAATCTTTTAACTCCGGGAGAAGATGGGTTTATACATGAGTATAAAAGAACATTATATTTAAGATCATTATCACCTCATGGAGATGTCATGGATTCTTTCGTATTAGTAGGAGCATTTTTTGATTCTATTAAATGGGGAGAATTTGACATGTCTAGTGATGATTTAGTATTGATGGAAGGAACAATAGTATATGATTACGCCATGGTTAGAGGAAGTAAGGTGAAACTTCCTGATGTAGAAGGGCCTGGATTAGATGGCGGAGGCGCTAATTTCGGAAAGCAATTAGGAGATGCAGCTATAAATATTGGAAAAGGTGCCGCTCAAGCAGCCGCTAATGCCGGAATAAGTGCATTAGGTAATTTGATTGGCGGCGGCGGAAGGAACTAGTTTTACTTGTTTTGTATTAATTTTAAGTTTTTAGTATATTTATTATAAAAAGAAATGGCTAAATCTACGCCCATATTTAGGCAGAAAAAGGAAGTACTATCTAATAAAGAGATGGTTATGACCGGAGCGTCTGAATACACACAGTATAGACCTTTCGCTTACTTTGAGCCTAAATTAAAAAATAGGTTTGTGCTTTATTTAGATGTTCACGGAATATACATACCTACTTATTTAGTAAAATCAGCAACTAAGCCCGGATTTACCTATGATAATATAGAATTACAGTATATAAATACAAAGACGAACTTCAAAGGTAAGATGACATGGGATCCTATAGAGATAGTACTATATGATCCAGTAGCAGCTCATAGATTTTCCCCAAGAGCTGCAAATAATCCATTTGTAGACACTCTATCTAGTTCAGAGGAGGTGAATAATGATTCATCTGTTTTGATATATGAGTGGATTTTAAATACACACTCAAACTATATAGAAGGAACAGAATATGCACTAGAAACATATAAAAAAACATTAATATTAGAAACATTAATGCCTAGAACAAATGTTCAATCTGAAAGATGGGAAATACATGGCGCGTATGTTTCCGCAGTAAAGTGGGGAGAGTTAGATTTATCTGATGATTCTTTATCTACTTGTTCTATAACAATTATGTATGATTATGCGTTAATAAAGGACGCTAACGAACGAAAGATTCTTCCTTATAATACAGGAGAAACTTTCAAAGAGCTAGCAACAAATCCGCTTCCTAACTCTGTTAAATCCCTTAGTCAATTAGGAAACATGTCAAACGCCATGCGTATGTTCAACTAAAACTCTTAAAATAAGAATATTAGCATAAAATTAAATAAACATAAATATTATGAAACCAGACAGAGAAGTTACATTTAATCAAAGTCCTAGTGAAGACGGTATGGAAATTCCTATTCCGGTTATTCCAACTGTCCCTCAAGGACTAAATCAGACTACATTATTAGTAGATTTACCATCCAGAGGTCTTTTTTACCCTAAAGAAAATCCCCTATCTTCGGGTCAAGTAGAATTAAGATACATGACAGCTAAAGACGAAGATATCTTAACCAATCAAAATTATATTATGCAAGGAACGGCCATTGAAAGAATGTTCCGTAACTTGCTTGTATCAGAGATTGATTGGGATGATTTATTAGTCGGAGACAAGAATGCCATTATGATTGCCTCTAGGATTGCAGCTTATGGAGATGAGTACGTAATCCAAGTTACCACACCATCAGGTAATACACAGGACACAACAATCAATTTAAGTGAATTAAAGCCTAAACCGATTGACGAATCCGTATTAGTAACTAGGAATAGCAATTTATTTAAGTTATCGCTTCCTAAATCTAAAAAAGAAGTTCACGTTAAGTTATTAACAGGAAAAGAAGATAAGGAAATTGATGCTATCGTTAAATCTTACGAGAAAGTGGGAAAAGATCCGGGCTTATTAACATTGAGATTGAAGCACATGATTGTCGCTCTTGATAATAATGTTGACTTAGTGTACATTAGAAACTATATTGACACAGACTTACTAGCAGCAGACAGTAGAGCTATTAGATCTTTCTTAAGTAAAATTCAACCGGATGTAGATTTTAATGTAGAAGTGATAGACCGGTACACCGGGGAGCCATTTCGCACTCCAGTGGTTTTCGATGAAAGATTTTTTTGGCCTGACCTCGAGAGATAGACAGTACATATATGAAGAAGTTTTTCAACTAATTCATTATGGAAAAGGATTTACATATAATGATTTGATGGACATGCCTATATTTATTAGAAAATTCTTTTACAATAGATTATTAGAAGCTTATGAAGAGAGAAATGAAGCAAATAAAAAAGCATCCAAAAAATCAAGAAGATAGAATGAAAGAAGTTAGGGAGGGGATTCTCTCCTCCCTTTTTTCATTATTAGCCATCCCTACACAATTAAAAATGGTGGGTAGAATGTATAATGCAGCAAAGGAAGATGAGAAATTAAAAAATCTAAGAGCTCAAAGATTACAACGTCTGCAATCCCTAAAACATGATTCTGATTCTAATAATAAACATTTTAAAAAGTATAGATAATATACATCATTTAAATTGAGTAGAAATGAAGCTGACGGAGATTAAAAATTACATGGCAGGTATTCTTGATGACTTAGAGAAATTAGAGACTAACTTAGATAAAGGACACGAAAAATTAGCTAAAATACATGCTAATTATCAAAAAGAAGCTAAAAGTAGCGAACTAACTAAAAAAGCAGCAAAAGCTACTGATGTTTTATGGCAAGAGGATTACAAAAAATACGAAACTGCTAAAAGTTACATAGCAGCTACTAAAAATGAAATAAAAAGGATAGATAAATACATAGAGCGGTCAAAAACAGCTACAGATTCTACCGGTTATATAGATTCTATTACAACGAGTTTAAGATATATAGATGGCGCTTTATTTATTATAGGAGAAAATTCGGCGTATTTACATTACAGACAAAAAAATAATCAATATTATTTAGGTGAACAAGACATACTAAAAGAAAAAGGTCTTTCTTTTAGTCCTGCAATGATATCGCTTCAGGACAGGATAAAAAGCAAAATAGAAGCAGAAGGATTAAGTGTACATAATGCAAATGTCAGGATACGTAATAAAAAAGCAAATGCGCCTCACGCCCCTTCATCTCCAAATATTTCTAGAATAACAGGTACTGAAATTTCAAGAACAGCCGCTAAAAATGAAGAAAGAGACTTAAATAAAGAATCTATACAAAAAGCATTAGGATCCGATGATACTTCTTTGAAAGATTTAGGGAAGGGTGACATTGCAAATATTATAAGATATATAGGAGGTGTAAATACAGGTAAGAAAGCTAAAACAGAAAAAGGAGAGTTATACGAAGAGACAAATCTTGAAAAATTAATATACAAAAAAACAGGATTAAACGCCGATCAAATACTACAAGAAGGATTCCTTGAAAAACATATAGCATCATCTCCATCGAACGTTAAACCTAAAAAAGAAACAAAACCTAAAAAACCAAAAGTAATTGCATCATCCCCCGCAGGAGTAGCTAATATAACTCCGGAAGTAGCCGCACCATCCCCCTCAGAAGTAGCTAGTATAACTCCGGAAGTAGCCACAACTGCATTAGGAGGTGGTGATACAGGAGGTGCTAAAATAGTATCTTTAGGAGGTGGTGGTAAAGGTGGTGGTGGTGGTAAAGGTGGTGGTGGTAAAGGTGGTGGTGGTAAAGGTGGTGGTGGTAAAGGTGGTGGTACAGGTGGCGGCACTAAAAAAGCACCAGGAGGAGGGCCTATT